CTTCTATATCACTCATGTTAAACTTGCTGGTGTAACTTATACTCCTGCTCAGTTAGCTGAAGGTGGTACAAAGGTTTCCTTGAGAATGGAAACTACTAACGCACAGATTTATGGCGAAGTTAAAGACGGAAGCGTTACTGATGTTCTTTTTGGTAAAGTTGACGTTACTAGCGGTCTTGTAACTCTTGCTTGTGTTGGTGGAAAGATTGAAGAAGTAACTTACCTCGGATACATTTCTTCTGAAATGAATACCCGTACTGAGCAAGTTGGATTTGATATCAACCTCAAGAACATCGATATTCCTACTGGCGCACATATCACTGCTCCACTCCCAATCGAGTGGCTTCAGGATACTATGGCTATGTATCAGATCGATGGCGCTATGAAGGTTATTGATATTATGTCTGATACGCTTGCACAGAAAATTGATATGGAAGGTATTGCTTTCCTTCAATCTTCTTACGTAGAGAGCACAAATGCTGGTGTTAATTACAGCTATGAGTTCGATGTTAAGCCACCTGCTGGTTTTGCTGGTTCTCCTAAAGAATGGCGTGACGAGTTCAGAACTACTCTGGACTTTGCTGCTATTACTATGAAGAACGATACCTCCATGAATCAGGGTAAATTCTCTATTCTTGGTAATGATATCGACACACAGATCATCCCTAACGTTGAGTGGATCTTCAATAACAACGTTGATGAGCGTGGTGGCGTTGATGTTAACTACAGCATTGGTGCATACAGCGGTTCTAACCGTTACACAATGGTTTCTACCCCTAACGTTCCTGCTAACGCAATGTACTTGATGTACATTCCTACTAATCAGGATCAGATGACCTTTAAATACTACCCATATGCATTCGCTGTAGAGCGTGCAAATGGTTATGTTGACCCTAAGAACCCTAACGTTCCTTCCGTCATCATGACACGTAGGCAGGTATTTGAGAAGTTCACTAACCTCATCGCTAAGATTGAGATTAAGAACAACAGCAAGCCTATGTTTGCTCAGGGTAACCGTGTACCTGCAGCCTAATTAAGTAAGAAGACACCGCTAAATTAAACTACACTCCCTATTCCACTTAAAGGGAATAGGGAGTGTATTTAGAAAGGGAAATATTATGAGTCTAGATATGTTGCTAGCAGAAGATGATGTCTTCGAAAGTGAAGAATCTATTGACTGTGTAAGTGAAGAAGAATCTGAAGATTTTCAGCAGTTTGATAATCTTGACGATCTTGATGAAGAAAGTGATATTGATGATCTTCGTAAAGATGTTAAAGATAATTCAGTTGTTGAAGACGTAGAAGTAGAAACTACAGATAACTCAGTTGCTGAAGATTCAGATTTTGAGTGTGACGAATATTCACTATCCAGTCTAGAAGAATCTGTGTATTTTAGCGAAGCTAAAAAACCTAGTGATTCAGAGGACGATGAAGAAAGTGAAGACGATGAAAGTATTGACGATGATGAAGATTGTGATTAATCGTTAACATTTTATTGTCCATTGTCTTCTCCTTTTTGTAAAGAATAATTCCCTATACCTTCCCCAAGGTATAGGGAATTATATAATATTCTCCGCACATAAATAAAAATATATTAGAACATACTATCATATAATATATTTTTGGAGAGAGCCTATGAGAAAATATGAGTCTATAATTGGTAAACAATTTAATAGATTAACTGTATTATCTGAAGACAAACTTGTTGGTAAACAAAGATATTTCAATTGTAAATGTGAATGCGGTAATATTACCTCAGTCCGTATGTCTAGATTAAAAAATAAAAACAAGCCAGCTATATCTTGTGGTAAATGTAAAGATAGTATTATGGAAATAAAATTAGTTGGAAAGAAATTTGGGATGTTAACCATATTATCTCTTGATTTCAATAGTCCTATGAGTGGGATTAGAGGTGGTCCACCGAGAAGAGTTATTTGTAAATGTGAATGTGGAACAATAAAATCAATACCGTTATATTATTTAAAAGATACAAAATCTCCCACATTATCATGTGGATGTTATAGAGATTTTATAAAAACTAGTCATGGAATGAGTAAAACACGTATATATAGTATTTGGCAGGGAATGAGAGATAGATGTAATAATCCAAAAAATGTTTCATATCCTAATTATGGTGGTAGAGGTATATCATATTTAGATAAGTGGGAAGATTTTGAAGAGTTCTATAGAGATATGGGTGATCCTCCAACTGATAAACATGAACTTGATAGAATTGATAATGATAAACATTATACAAAGAAAAACTGCCGATGGTCTACTCATAAAGAACAGCAGAATAATAAACGTAATAGTCATTTTATTGAATTTAATGGAAAGAAACAAACTCTTACTCAGTGGTCAGAAGAAACTGGTATAAAAAAGGAAACATTACGATATCGGTTATATAATAATTGGCCACTGGAAAAGGCTCTTTCATGATAGATCATCTTACCAAAAATGTATCTTTTTTAAAGATGCACAGATATCTTAAAGAAAAAGGTATTAAAAATAATAAATTCTTTCTAAAGCTAAATGACCCTGATCTGTTAGGAGTAGATCCTCACTCTCCAGATCTAACTAAAATACAAAAAGCAAAGATTCTAAAAGAAATTATAGGTAATCCATGGTATTTTTATAGATCCGTTATAATGATTCCCGTCCCAGGTGGTAACAAAGCCTTTGAATTGCATCGTGGTAACTTAGCTATGCTATGGGCAATGCATATGAATATTAAATCATGTGTACTATTGCCACGACAGAACTATAAGACTATTTCTACAATATGCGGTCTTCTATGGATATACTACTTTGGAACCACTAACAGTCAGATGATCTTTAGTAATAAAGAGCTAAAAGACTCAAGACTTAACCTTAAACGATTTAAAGATATTAAAAATCTTCTTCCAAAGTATCTAGTTCATGAAGATAAATTGGATAAAGATAATATTGACTCTGTGGAACATAAGAAAAGAGGAAATGCTGTAGGAATTCTATCTGCTCCTAGAGACGAAGACCAAGCCGATAGGATGGGAAGGGGTATGACCGTTCCCATTGTATGGTATGACGAATTTGCATTCTTAAAATATAACTCTGTAGTATATGCCTCAGCTGCACCTGCACAAGGTCAAGCATCTATAGAAGCTGCAAATAATAAAAGACCATACTTTACTACAGTTACTACTACGCCTAAATACTATTGGGCCGTCTGGATGAGAGTTCAGATGATAATCTCTTTAATTGCTGGAACATCCCTATGGGAAAATCAGCAGCGAAAATTCTACTACTAACATATCATTAACAAAATTGATGTGGAGGTAGTTATGAGAAAAACTCATGAAACATTTGTATCTGAAGTATTTCAATTACGTGGTAACGAATATAAGGTTATTAGTAAATACACTACTAATCGAAATAAAATTCGTATGCTACATAATAAGTGCGGTATGGAATACGAAGTTGCACCTACTAATTTTCTAGGCTCTCCAAAGAAGAAAGGTATAGAATGCCCATTTTGTACAGGTGGAGGTTCAGGTGCAGATAGACAACGAATGTCTGAATGGTTTAAGATTAAGGTAAAGAATAAAGTAGGAACAGCATACACAGTTATAGAAGAATATAAAGGTACTCATAAACCAATTGATATTCTTCATAATGATTGTAACAGAATTACTAAAGTTAGCCCAACTAATTTCTTAAAGAATACAGCTTATACAAGGTGTGTTCATTGCCAAAGAGAAGAAAATATCTCCCAAGGTGAGAAGATAATTAAAGATTGGTTGGAAACTAACGATGCTGATTTTACCTTTCAATGGTTTTGTCCAGAATTAAATAAAGAACAAAAAAATCATCGATATTCATTTGATTTTAGAGTGGAGCTGAATGATGGTTCTTTTGCACTTATAGAGTATAATGGTGAATTGCACTATAGACTATGGCGAGGAAATAGTGAATCTGCTGTTAAAAAATTAGAAAATACTCAAAAAAGTGATATTCTTAAAAAGGAATATTGTCAAGATAATAATATACCTTTTCTGGTTATTCCATATACAAATCTTTATCAAATATCAACTATTCTAGATAAGTTTTTCCAAGAATGACGTTCAACGACTAGAGCGAAAGCTCGTACACTACAAGCTAATGGTAGTGGAAATGGGAGACATCCTAACTCTATGAGAAGGATGAAGATATAGTCTACTCTGCACGGTAACATGCAGCTGCTAGGAAATTGCTAGCGGGATAGAAGTTGCGACTCTATTCGAATACAAGGAATAATATTGACGTATTAACTGGTTTATATTGTAAGACTGAGATTATGGATAAAGCATGTCCATTTATCGAAGAGATGTATGATTGGAGTAGGGAAAAGGTTGTTACATACCTAGATAAAAACTCAGAAAATGACTTTGTATATATCGAATACTCTTATAAAGAATTAGGTAGAAGTGAAGCTTGGTTTAGGACGCAATGTCGTCAGTTGCTTGGAGATACGCTTAAAATCAAACGAGAAATACTTCTTGAATGGACTAAAGCCTCAGATACTTCTCCATTTACAGAAGATCAACTTCAGGCTATAGATGATAAACTACTAGAAGAGGTTGGAACTATAACATTAAGAGAATACTATACT